CCAGTTAAGATTAATACAATCAAAAGGCTTAATAAAAAAAATAAATGGGAATATGGATATAATAAAGAAAACGATATCGTCGTTATATCAAAAACTGGGAAGATTGGTGAAATCATTGAGATGCAAGGTTTGCGGATTGCTCTGCCAATGCGGCCAGTGCAAGTGTATAGCAACGAAGTAAAGAAGTGGCAACAATTTGAATATCCAAAAGAATTAGCAAGACTTAAAAATATATTTGACTGGAGAGCATACCCTGAAGAAAAGAAAGCACAGTGGTATGATTATATAGACGAGGAGTTTAAACGAAGAGAAGAAGGTTTCTGGTTTAATAACAACGGTACACCAACATACATAACAGGCACACACTATATGTACCTACAATGGAGTAAAATAGATGTAGGTGCACCTGATTTTAGAGAGGCCAATAGACTATTCTATATATTCTGGGAAGCTTGTAAAGCCGACAAAAGATGTTACGGGATGTGCTACCTTAAAAATCGTAGGTCTGGATTTTCTTTCATGTCTTCAGCAGAAACAGTTAACCAAGCGACATTAGCAAGTGATAGTAGATTTGGTATACTTTCTAAAACAGGTGCAGATGCTAAAAAAATGTTTACAGACAAGGTGGTTCCAATATCAATCAACTATCCGTTCTTTTTCAAACCGATTCAAGATGGTATGGATAGACCTAAGTCTGAGCTTGCTTATAGGGTTCCTGCAAGTAAGTTCACGCGTAAAAAGATTACTGCAAACGAACAGCAGGAAGACTTGGTTGGACTTGATACTACTATTGATTGGAAAAATACAGGTGATAACAGTTATGACGGAGAAAAACTTCAGCTGTTAGTACATGATGAAAGTGGTAAATGGGAAAGACCCGATAATATATTAAATAACTGGAGAGTTACAAAAACATGTTTACGATTAGGTAGTAGGATTATAGGTAAATGTATGATGGGCTCAACATCAAACGCACTAGACAAAGGTGGAGAAAACTTTAAAAGACTATACAATGCATCAGACGTTACTAAGCGAAACAGAAATGGACAGACAGCGTCTGGCCTATATTCTCTTTTTATCCCAATGGAGTGGAACTACGAAGGATTTATTGATGAGCACGGAAGCCCAGTCTTCAATACTCCGGATAATGAAGTCTACGATCCACATGGGGAATTAATAGAAGTAGGTGTAATAGACAACTGGCAAAACGAAGCTGATGGACTAAAAGGAGATCAAGATGCTTTAAATGAATTTTATCGCCAGTTTCCAAGAACTACAGAGCATGCGTTTAGGGATGAGACTAAAAATTCCATTTTTAATCTCGTTAAAATATACGAGCAAATAGATTACAACGAAGAAATGTCTAGAACATTAGGTATTTCAACAGGTAATTTTCAATGGGTTAACGGTGTAAAAGATTCAAGCGTTATATTTTATCCAGACCCAAAAGGTAGATTTAAAATAAGTTGGGTACCACCAACAAATATACAAAACAAAGTTATAATTAAAAACGGTATTAAATGGCCTGGTAATGAGCACATGGGCGCTTTTGGTTGTGATAGTTACGACATATCAGGAACAGTAGATGGTAAAGGTTCTAAAGGTGCTTTGCACGGTTTAACTAAGTTCAGTATGGAAGACGCGCCAGCTAATCAGTTTTTTTTAGAGTATTTAGCAAGGCCTCAGACCGCGGAGATATTCTTTGAAGACGTTCTAATGGCATTAGTATTTTACGGGATGCCTATACTTGCAGAAAACAACAAACCTCGTCTATTGTATTATTTAAGAAGGCGTGGTTATAGAGGTTTTAGTATGAACAGGCCTGACAAAATTTGGAACAAGCTATCAACTGCAGAAAAAGAAATAGGTGGTATACCAAACTCAAGTGAAGATATAAAACAAGCTCATGCTGCTGCTATTGAAATGTATATTCAAGGCCATGTAGGTATGAATGCTGAAGGTCGATTTGGTAGTTGTTATTTTAACGAGCTTTTAAATGACTGGGCTAAATTTGATATAAACAAAAGAACAAAACACGATGCTTCTATAAGTTCTGGTCTTGCTATAATGGCTTGCAATAGGCATTTGTATAGACCAAACGCTACAATAGAAAAACCAAAACTAAATATAAATATTGCTAAATATTCTAATCAAGGTAATATGTCTAAATTAATTAAAAAATAAATATGGCTGTAAAAAGTTATTTCCCATCTCAAGTTGTAAGTGACGTAGAAAAGATAAGTTACGACTATGGTTTAAAAGTAGCTAAAGCTATTGAGGCTGAGTGGTTTCACACTGAACGAGGTAGCAATAGATATAGAACTAACCATAACAACTTTCATAACCTTAGGTTATACGCTAGAGGTGAACAATCAATACAAAAATACAAAGATGAGTTATCTATAAATGGTGATTTGTCTTATCTTAATTTAGACTGGAAACCAGTACCTATTATACCTAAGTTTGTTGATATAGTAGTTAATGGTATTGCTGAAAGAACATACGATATAAAAGCTTACTCGCAAGATCCGTATGGTGTAAAAGAAAGAACTGAGTATATGGAAAATATACTTAGCGATATGCAGTTAAAAGATTTTGACAACTTTACATCTGACCAGTTTGGTATTAATACTAGAGAAAGTGATATACCAAAGCTGCCGCAAACAGAAGAAGAGTTACAGCTACATATGCAAATATCTTACAAGCAAGCGGTTGAGTTAGCTGAAGAACAAGCTTTAAACGTTTTATTCGAAGGTAGTAAATACGAGTTGATTAAAAAACAATTTTATTACGACCTTACGGTATTAGGTATTGGAGCTGTTAAAACAGATTTTAATACAAGCGAAGGCGTTACAGTTAAATATGTTGATCCAGCTGATTTAGTTTATTCATATACTGAGTCCCCATATTTTGATGATATATATTATGTAGGTGAAATAAAAAATATACCTATTAACGAGCTTGCTAAAGAGTTTCCACATTTAACACAAGAAGATTTAGAAGATATAATAAGAACCAAAAGCTACCACCAAGCTAACTACCACAACAACGCTTACAATTCTAAAGAAGAAGACAATAATAAAGTTCAAGTTTTATATTTTAATTATAAAACTTATATGAACGAAGTTTACAAAGTAAAAGAAACTGGTACTGGTGCTGATAAAATACTACCAAAAGACGATACGTTTAACCCTCCTCAAGACGCTGATAACTTTGGTAAATTGCATAGATCGATAGAGTGTTTGTACGATGGTGCTATGGTTTTAGGAACAGATAAGTTGTTAAGATGGGAAATGGCTAAAAACATGATGAGGCCAAAAAGCGATTTTACTAAAGTTAAAATGAATTATGCTATTGTAGCTCCGCGTATGTATAAAGGACGTATAGAGTCTTTGGTACAACGTATTACTGGTTTTGCTGATATGATACAGCTTACACATTTAAAACTACAGCAGGTAATGTCAAGACTAGTGCCAGACGGTGTTTATTTAGACGCTGATGGTTTAGCTGAAATAGATTTAGGTAATGGTACAAATTATAATCCACAAGAAGCTTTAAACATGTTCTTCCAAACAGGTTCGGTAATTGGTAGATCATTTACAAGTGAAGGTGATTTAAATCCAGGCAAAGTACCTATTCAAGAAATACAGTCTAGTAATGGTGGTGCTAAAATGCAAAGCTTAATAGCTACGTATAACTACTACTTGCAAATGATTAGAGACACGACAGGTCTTAATGAAGCTAGAGATGGTAGTATGCCAGATAAAAATGCTTTAGTAGGTGTACAAAAACTAGCTGCGGCTAACTCTAATACAGCAACAAGACATATATTACAGTCAGGTTTATTTTTAACTTCTGAAATGGCAGAGCGTTTATCACTTAGAATATCTGATATTATAGAATATTCACCAACAAGAGATGCGTTTATACAAGCTATAGGCGTGCACAATGTTGCTACGCTTGAAGAAATAAGCAAATTATATTTGTATGACTTTGGTATATTTATAGAATTAACACCTGATGAAGAAGAAAAAGCAATGCTTGAAAACAATATTCAAATGGCGTTGCAACAACAAAACATAGAGCTTGAAGATGCTATTGATTTAAGGGAAATAAAAAACATAAAACTTGCTAATCAATTATTAAAAATACGTAGAAAGCAAAAGCAAGAAAGAGACAGGGCTGACCAGCTTCAAAATATACAAGCGCAAGCACAAGCTAATCAACAATCTGCTCAAGCGGCTGCTCAAGTTGATTTACAGAAAAAACAAGCTGAAGCACAAACTGATATGCAGTTAGAACAAATGAGAGCTCAGTTAGATGCTCAAAAACAAGCTCAAGAAGTAAATTACAAAAAAGAGTTAATGGCTTTAGAGTTTCAATATAATATGCAGTTAAAAGGTGTAGAAACTCAAGGGCTTGCAAATAGAGAAAAAGAAAAAGAAGATCGTAAAGACGAAAGAACAAAAATACAAGCTACGCAACAAAGTGAGCTTATAGATCAAAGAAAAACTAATAAACCACCTAAAAACTTTGAGTCTGCAGGTAATGATATATTAGGAGGCAACTTTGATTTAGGTAGTTTTGATCCTAGATAAAAATTATTAATTATTATTATATTATATTATGGCAAAAAAGAAAAAAGAAGAAGTAGTCGAAAAGGCTACTGAAGACAACGTTGTAAAAGTTGATCTTAGTAAAAAAGAAACAAAAGAAGATGACAACGTCATCAAAGTAGATTTAAGCAAACCACCAACACCAAAAGAAGATGAAGTTACAGAAGAAGTTAAAGAAGACAACGCTGACGACAGCGGAGTGGTTGAGCTCGTTGAAGATGCCGACACCACAGAAAAACAAGAAGAAGTACAGCCGGAAGCTGAAACACAAGAAGAACAGCCAGCTTTAGAAGAAGTCACTGAAGAAGAAGTTCAAGAAAAAACAGAAGAGCTAGCTGAAGAAGTTCAAGAAGCTATAGAAGAAGCTCAAGAAACTGGACAAGCAATACCAGAAAATTTACAAAAAGTTGTAGATTTTATGGAAGAAACTGGCGGTACATTAGAAGATTACGTGCGTCTTAACCAAGATTATTCTAGTTATGATGACATGACAATATTAAGAGAGTATTATAAGCAAACTAAAAAACATCTAACAGATGATGAAATAACTTTCTTAATTGAAGACTCATTTTCTTATGATGAGGAAGAAGACGAGCAGAGAGAAATAAGAAAAAAGAAAATAGCGTTAAAAGAGCAAGTTGCCAACGCTAAAAGCCACCTAGACGGGCAAAAGTCTAAATACTATGAAGAAGTTAAAGCTGGAAGCAGACTCACTAGTGAGCAGCAAAAGGCAATTAACTTTTTTAATAGATACAACAAAGAAAGCGAAGAGAATAAAAAAATAGCGGACAAACAAACTAATACTTTTAAATTAAAAACTCAACAAGTTTTTAACGATAAATTCAAAGGTTTTGAATATAACGTCGGTGATAAAAAATATCGGTTTAACGTGAAGAACGCTGGTGAGATAAAAGAAACTCAAAGCGACATTAATAATTTTGTCAAGAAGTTCTTGAATGAAAATAATGAAATGTCAGACGCTAAAGGTTACCACAAGTCTCTATATACAGCTATGAATCCCGACGCTATTGCCAAGCATTTTTATGAGCAAGGAAAAGCTGATGCTATGAAAGATAGTGTTGCTAAGGCTAAAAACGTAAGTATGGATCCAAGGCAATCATTTTCTAATGATAACACAAGCGGCCCTAAAGTAAGAATACTTGACGATAACTCTCCAACTTTTAAGTTTAAAATTAAAAATAAATAACTAATTTAAAAAAAATTAAAAATGGCAATTACAAGTGCGAGTGGTATAAATGCCGCTCCTAGAAAACAAACACTTGCGGACAACTATATAGATTTTACATCTAGTGCTACTGAAGGTTGGGCGCAACAATACTTACCAGATCTTATGGAAAAAGAAGCTGAGGTTTATGGTAAGAGAACAATCGCAGGTTTCTTAGCTCAAGTAGGGGCTGAAGAAGCTTCTAATTCTGATAGAGTAGTCTGGTCAGAGCAAGGAAGATTACACCTAGCTTATACTGCAACTAACGCTGATACTTCTGCTAACGTATTTACAATTGTAAACGATGTTGACGGAAACTCTGTTGGCGCTGATCACGGTATTAGAGTTGGTGATACAGTATTAATTTCAGAAGCTTCTGGAAACACTATTAGAGGTTTTGTTAGTGTTAGAACAGCTGGTGCTGCTACTATTACAGTTTTACCTTATACTCACGCTGACTGTGACGCTGCTGGTTTAACTGATGGTGATGACTTTAGAATATTAGTTTATGGTTCTGAATTTGCAAAAGGACAAGATGGTAGATCTTCTGCTAACGAGCCTAAATTCAAGTCTCATATGAACAAGCACATTATCATGAAAGATTACTACGAAGTATCTGGATCTGATACAGCTCAAATTGGTTGGGTTGAAATCTCTGGTGAAGAAGGACAAAACGGTTACCTATGGTACTTAAAAGCTGAAGGTGATACTAGAGCTCGTTTCACTGATTACTTAGAAATGGCTATGATGGAAAGTGAGTTAAGCTTAGATGCTGCTGCTTCTGGTGTACCAACTAACGCTGGTGATACTGGTGCTGATGGTTCTGGTACTGAAGGTTTATTCAAGGCTATTGAAAACAGAGGTCACCAAACTACTGGTGTAACTGGTGTTAATGCTGCAACTGATTTAGCTGAGTTTGATGCTATCTTAGCTGTATTCGACCAAAACGGTGCTATTGAAGAAAACATGATGTTTGTTAACAGATCAACTAGCTTAGCTATGGACGATATGTTAGCTTCAATGAATTCTTACGGAGCTGGTGGTACTTCTTACGGAGTATTTAACAACTCTGAAGACATGGCGTTAAATTTAGGTTTCTCTGGTTTCAGAAGAGGTTCTTATGACTTCTACAAGTCTGACTTCAAATACCTAAACGACAAAGGTACTAGAGGTGCTTTAAATGATACTGTTAATGCAATCAGAGGAGTTATTGTTCCTGCTGGTGTATCTTCAGTTTATGATGAGCAATTAGGTGCTAACATGAAGCGTCCTTTCTTACACGTAAGATATAGAGCTTCACAAACTGATGACAGAAGACTAAAGTCTTGGGTTACTGGTTCTGTTGGTGCTGCTACTACTGGTAAAGACGTGATGGAAGTTCACTACTTATCTGAAAGATGTTTAGTTACACAAGGAGCTAATAACTTCATGTTAATGAACTAATCATTAAATTATTAAGGATCGAGGCTTCGGCCTCGACCCTTTCTTTTTATTAATTTTATTATATATTATATTATGGCAAAAAAACAAAAAACTAAAGAGGTAGAGGTACCTGTTGTTGAAACAGCTGTTGTTGAAACTCCAGTTGTTCAAACGCCAAAACCAAAAGTAAAAACAAAGTCTCACCCAGAAGATGGTTGGGTTATTAAAGATAGAATGTATTATCTTAAAAACGGAAAGTCTCCTTTGACTTACTTAATAAGAGGTAGTAACATATATTGGTTTGACGAAGATAAAGGTTATGAAAGAGAGTTAAAATATACTTCAAACCAAAAAACTTGTTTTGTTGATGAAATGAAAGGTGACCAAAGATTAGCACATATTATCTTTGAAAACGGATCGCTGTTTGTTCCTAAAAACAAAACTATATTACAAAAACTTTTGTCTTTGTATCATCCTCATAAAGACAAGTTGTTTGAAGAACACAAACCAGTTGAAATAGCTAAAAATCAAATAGAAACTTTAAATTTAGAAGTTGATGCTCTTTTAGCTGCTAGAGATATGGACATTGATACAGCAGAAGCAATTATGCGTGTAGAAATAGGTTCTAAAGTGTCAGAAATGAGTTCTAAAGAAATAAAACGTGATTTATTATTGTTTGCTAAGAAAAATCCTTTTTTATTCTTAGAATTAGCTTCTGATGACAATGTTCAATTGAGGAATTTTGGTATTAAAGCTACAGAGCTTAATATTATAAAACTAACTCAAGATCAAAGAAACTTTTTATGGGGATCAAATGATAGACCTATAATGACAGTTCCATTTGACGAACACCCATACACTGCTTTAGCACATTGGTTTAAAACTGATGAAGGTATGGAAATATATGCAAATATAGAAAAACGATTAAAATAATCAAACTGTA